TTGGAGAACTTGAGTTTCTGGAGCACCTCGCGAATCTTGTCCTTCTTGAGCTTCTTGGGATCTGAGATCCGCTCCTTGCGCAACTCCCGCATGACCGACTCAATCACATCCTGGGGAATATCTGTATTCTCCTTGGCCTGGAACTGGGCCAGCCACTCATTAAAGTGATTGATCTTCTTATACGCAAAATACGTGACCTCGCGAGGCGGATCCTTATAACTCGGCTTCTCGGAATCGATCAAGATGAACTCCTCGCGACCGCAACTAGGACAGCCCAGGAGGGCCTCATTTTGATAGAAGGTCATCTCCACATCGCAGGCCGCGCAAAAGCCCCAGCCCGGCTCAATGCCGGATCCAGGCATGACCCCGCCCTTGATGGCCGTCGGATCCACGATCGCCAGATATTTCTCAAGCATCTTGTCACGATTGAGACCCGTCGTCGTGTCCATCTCACTGGCCTTGACCTTGGATGGAGAGGGAGTGACCGGCGACGGCGCCTCGAAATAACTCAGCACCGAATTCGACTGAATCCGCTGTGGAGCAGCCGTCGTCTCCCCCTTGGACAGCAGTTCCTGCGCGTCGAAATACTGGAAGAGAGTATCGCCGACATCGAGGAAATAGTCGATACGACGCTTATCCGATCGGATATCGGCAATCCGCCGACTTGTTTCTTCGATCGCATCACTGAGTTGGCGCCATTCGTCAGTATATGTTTCCGACATGGTCGCAAATTCGGCCTTCAGTGTCGCTAACTTGGTCTCGAGCTCGACCAGTGCTATCTTATCATCGCTGAATTCCCGCATTTTTTGCTGATGGAAGGCTTCGAGCGTGGTCGCCTGTTTCACTTTTGTCTCTGATATCACATTACTAACGAGAACGTCTCGTATAGACATTAAGCTGATGATCTCTCAACCCGACGCTTTAGATACGCGAAGCGTATCTATAACTGAAGTGTTCCGCACTGAAGGCTAGGTACGCGAAGCGTGCCGCGAAGCGTGTCGAGTCGCGGCTCCCTCCGGGTTATCAAAGTAGCCGCCCCAGTTTAGGAGAATGGTTCAGGGCGGTTTAATGCAGCTCGTGGCCTACGGTGCGCAGGATGTCTATCTGACGGCGAATCCCCAGGTGACCTTTTTCAAGCAGCTGTATCGTCGTCACTCCAACTTTGCCATGGAGTCAGTGGAGCAGGTATTTACCGGCGCACCCAATTTTGGCAAGAAAGCACAATGTGTGATCAGTCGCAATGGGGATCTGATCTTTCGCATGTATCTTCAGGCCACGCTGCCCTCAGTGGATCTCAACGATCCCAGTGTTAGTGCCATGGATGCCTCTGGTGATCAGTTTCGCTGGCTGAATTGGGTCGGTCACAATCTCATCAACAATGTCTATATCGAGATCGGCGGTCAGCAGATCGACAAGCACTATGGAGACTGGCTCCAAATCTGGAATGAACTCACCCAGCCGGCGGGCAAGCAGGCGGGTTACGCTGAGATGGTGGGCAATGTGCCGGAACTCACGAATCTGATTACCAAAATCGGTCCGAAAGGCGGGTGTACGAATATGTGTGAGGGCGGTGATCCTCATTCAAGTGCCGAATCGCGCAGCTGCTGTCCCGAATTTACTCTGTATATTCCACTCCAGTTCTGGTTCAATCGCCATGCCGGCCTCGCTCTGCCACTCATTGCGCTCCAGTATCACGAGGTCCGCATCTCGCTGGAATTCAATCAACTTCAGAATCTGATGTGGACGAATAATCCCACGATCATGGACGCCATCAATGCGATCGGCCTCGTGTCCGCCTCAATCTACGTGGACTATATCTATCTGGATACGGAGGAGCGCAAGCGCTTCAGTCAGGTGGCCCACGAATATCTGATCGAGCAACTCCAGTTCACGGGCGGCGAGTCCATTACGAGCGCGGCAAACAAGATCAAGATGGCCTTCAATCATCCCTGTAAGGAAATCGTATGGGTGGTCCAGCGCCAGTCCTTTGTGTCGACGGATCCGGCGGTGATCAATCCCTGGAAGGGCCAGCAGCCGTTTAATTATTCGGATTATTGGGATCGCGCGGCCCTGGAGTCAGGATACTCTATTACGACGGTGGAGGGTCTGGCGGGCTGGAACCCAGTAGCGGTGGCTAACATCCAACTGAATGGTCAGGATCGCTTCTCTGAACGCGAGGGACGCTACTTTAATCTGGTTCAGCCGTATCAGCATCACACGAACATACCGGCCGTGGGCATTAACGTGTATTCGTTCGCGTTGAATCCGGAGGAGCACCAGCCCAGTGGCACCTGTAACTTCTCCCGGATAGACATTGCGACCCTCAATATGACTGTGTCTACTAACACGGTGTATGACGGGAATACGGCACAGGTCCGCATATATGCGACGAATTACAATGTGCTGCGCATCATGGCGGGCATGGGCGGATTGGCTTATTCCAACTAAGGCCGCTAGACCTCATACATATATATCACTAAATTGTGAATCTGGACATAAATATTAACTCTGATATCATCGATATCGGAGTTAACAGATTCCCGAACATTCTCCCGGAATAATTTTAGATCCCTAGAGTATAAATGACGTCCGGTGGTCTTATGCAGCTTGTGGCTTATGGTGCTCAGGACGTGTATCTGACGGCTAACCCTCAGGTGACCTTTTTCAAGCAGCTGTATCGTCGTCACTCCAACTTTGCGATGGAGGCCATCGAGCAGACCTTCAACGGTGTGGGCAACTTCGGCAAGCGTGTGCAGTCCACCATCTCCCGTAACGGCGATCTGATCACCAAGGTGTATGTTCAGGTGACCCTGCCCGCCATCGATGGCACCATTTTCGGCACTTCAACTGGTGGCGAGAACAGCATCTCCTGGGTGCCCTACCTGGGCCAGTACCTGATTGACAACGTGTATGTCGAGATCGGTGGCCAGCAGATCGACAAGCACTACGGTGAGTGGCTCCACATCTGGAATGAGCTGACTCTGCCTGTGGGCAAGGAGCTGGCCTACCTGAACATGGTGAACGCCTATGGCGGTGTGGCACTGTCCCCTGCTGGCACCTGCTCCAGCTGCCAGACTGAGGTGAGCCCTGAGGATGTGCGTGCCCTGGCCTGCGTGAACCCCATGATTGCCGCCAACGGCACTGACTGCGTGTTCGCCAACACCACTGCCTTCTCTCCCAACCTGTCCACCAACAACCTGAGCGAGGCTGCCAGCCAGCCTCAGGCCAATGGTCTGAACGGCTGCATCCCTGAGCAGACCCTGTACATCCCTCTGGAGTTCTGGTTTAACCGCCACGCCGGTCTGGCTCTGCCTCTGATCGCCCTCCAGTATCACGAGGTGAAGATCAATGTGGAGTTCACTCCTCTCCAGTACCTGGTGAACATCAGCGTTGCCAACGCCTCTGGTAGCATCACCGCCCCACAGGTGCTGTCCAACCTGGCTAACCTGGGCATGGTGTCTTGCTCTCTGTATGTGGACTATGTCTACCTGGACACTGAGGAGCGCCGCCGCTTCGCCCAGGTGGCCCACGAGTACCTGATCGAGCAGCTCCAGTTCACTGGCACTGAGTCCGTGACTGCCACCTCCAACAAGATCCAGCTGTCCTTCAACCACCCTTGCAAGGAGATCGTGTGGGTGGTGCAGAACCCCAGCTACCTGGACTGCAACTCCTCCCTGAACTCCCCTTGGCGTTACACCGATTCCAACCTGGGCAACCCCGTCGCCGTGGCCAAGATCCAGCTGAACGGCCAGGACCGTTTCACCGAGCGTGAGGGCAGCTACTTCAACTTCGTGCAGCCCTACCAGCACCACACCAACACCCCCTCCACTGGCATCAACGTGTACTCCTTTGCCCTGAAGCCCGAGGAGCTCCAGCCCAGCGGCTCCTGCAACTTCTCCCGTATCGACAATGCCGTGCTGAACCTGACCCTGACCCCCGCCACCTTCAAGACCAACGTGAACGCCTTCCCTACGCTCACTGACTCTCAGGATCTGTCTGAGTCTCCTTCATTCCCTACCCAGTCTAGCGCCAACGTGAATGTGTATGCCACCAACTACAACGTGCTGCGCATCATGAGCGGCATGGGCGGCCTGGCCTATTCCAACTAAATGCGCAGCATTTATGTTGTTATTCTGTCTCTTCTCGAAGAGACAGGATTCCAACTAAACGGCGCGCAAGCGACAGCGACTATATCTCTTATTGTTGTATTTACGTATTGATTCTATAGTGAAAGTATGACGCAAGATATGTATATTCAGATAGTAAATAATCTGAATATAGATATGCCCCGGAATTAATTTCTCCGGCAAAGGTATAAATGACGTCCGGTGGTCTTATGCAGCTCGTGGCTTATGGCGCACAGGATGTGTATCTGACGGCTAACCCTCAGGTGACCTTTTTCAAGCAGCTGTATCGTCGCCATTCCAACTTTGCGATGGAGGCCATCGAGCAGACCTTCAACGGTGTGGGCAACTTCGGCAAGCGTGTGCAGTCCACTATCTCCCGTAACGGCGATCTGATCACCAAGGTGTATATCCAGGTGACCCTGCCAGCCATCGACACTAGTGTGATCGTGGGCGGTTGCACGTTCGAGTGGGTGAAGGCGCTGGGCGACTTCCTGGTCGACAATGTGACGGTGGAGATCGGTGGCCAGCAGATCGACAAGCACTATGGCCAGTGGCTGTATATCTGGAATGCACTGACCCTGCCCACTGGCCTCGCCTATGGATACAACTACATGGTGTCTGGTTCTACTGCGGCCTATAATGGAACATGTACTCCCTGCGATATTGAGAACCAGAATGGATGCCAGTCCGAGAAGACTCTGTATATCCCTCTGGAGTTCTGGTTCAACCGTCATGCCGGTCTGGCTCTGCCTCTGATTGCTCTCCAGTATCACGAGGTGAAGATCAACGTGGATTTCGTCCCTCTCCAGTATCTGGTGAACATCGGGGGTGGTACCGCTCCCAACAGGGCTACTTCCTTCACCAATCTGTCCAAGCTGGGCATGGTGGCCTGCTCTCTGTTTGTGGACTACATCTATCTGGATACCGAGGAGCGTCGTCGTTTCGCCCAGGTGGCTCACGAGTACCTGATCGAGCAGCTCCAGTTTACTGGTACTGAGTCTGTGACCGCCACCTCTAACAAGATCAAGCTCCAGTTCAACCACCCCTGTAAGGAGATTGTCTGGACCGTCCAGAATCCCGCATACTACGATTGCAACTCCCTGGCTAACGCGCCCACCAACATGTTTGATAACAACGGCTATAATCCCACCGCTGTGGCCAAGATCCAGCTGAACGGCCAGGACCGTTTTGTGGAGCGTGAGGGCAGCTACTTTGGCGTGGTCCAGCCCTACCAGCACCACACTAATTCTCTTGGTGCGTTCCAGATCTTAACTACTAGCGGTGATTCTTTAGTAAGAAGTGGCGGCTCTATCAACGTCTACTCCTTTGCTCTGAAGCCTGAGCAGATCCAGCCCAGCGGCTCCTGCAACTTCTCTCGCATTGACAATGCCGTGCTGAATCTGACCCTGACTCCCAGTACGTTTTCCGCCAACACCTCCGTGAACGTGAACGTGTACGCCACCAACTACAACGTGCTGCGCATCATGAGCGGCATGGGCGGCCT